GTTAATCTTTGCACGGGGCAAAAAATTGAAACTTTCGGTTGCGTTAAAAATCCTCGGTTGATTTTAGCCGAGAAGATAAAAAAATACAATAATTCGGTGAGATCGGAAAGGGGCGGTTTTATGACGAGATACGAGGAACTTGCGGCAAGTTTAGACGGAATAGAGGCAGGGAAAAAGGGTTTTATTTTATCACTTTTATCCGATTTCGTCTTTATTGAGGAGCAGATAGAAAAGCTCCGCGAATATCCGCGCTATGTGATAAACCCCGTGAACCCGAAACAGCAAAAGAAGCTCCCAGTCCACGATATGCTTAAAGACTACCAAGCGCAAAAGAACGATATAGCCGTAAAAATCTTACGGACGATCGGCGGAGACGCGGGCGAAGAAAGTCCACTTTTGAAAGCGTTGGCGAGGTTTGAATGACGCCTTATATCGTGCAATACCGCGACGCGATCGAGCGCGGGAAGATCGAGATCGACGGCGAGATCAAACGGCTTGTCGTTGGTTGGAAAATAAAAAAGGTCATTGATATACTTTGTGGCTATCTTGACGATGATCGGTTTATATTTGATCCGTCGGATTGCTACAAGCGATTTGACTTTATGGAAACGCTCGCGTTTCAAGGGAACGCACCGTACTATAACGAACCTTTAAAACTTATGCTTTGGCAAAAAGCCTTTTTCGAGGCGATATACGGCTTTCGTGAGAAGTCGACGGGCTTGCGTCTTATATCCGAGGCGTTGCTTGAAGTCGCGAGAAAGAACGGCAAAACGACGATGATCGCGGGAGATTGCGACGCGGACTTGTTTATCGGACGCGGCGGCGTGAATATCGTTTGCGCGTCAAACGATGATCGTCAATGCCGTTTGGTTTGGAACGAAGTCGCAGGAATGCGAAAAAGGCTTGACAAGCGCGACGAGATCACCTCGAACACGTTGACGGAGATACGCAATAACGTAAAGGATATTAAAGTCTTACGGTTGAGCAGTAAAACGCAAAACAAAGACGGACATAACTTTATAAAGGCGTATCACGACGAAGCGCACGATTGCAAGGACGACGAGATCGCCGAAGCGTGTCAACGGTCAATGAGCACGCACGACGACCACTTGTTTATCACGGTATCGACAAACGGCTTTCTTAACGATCTGTATTTCGATAAGAAGCTCGCCTATGCAAACGCGTGGCTTGACGGAGAAATCGACAACCCTCATTACTTGCCGTTTTTGTATGAGCAAGACGACGAGGCGGAGATTTGGAGCGGCGACCGCGAGCTATGGCAAAAGGCGAACCCGTCTTTGATATATAGCGTGAAAAAATACTCATTTATTGAGCAGTCTATAAGCAAGGCGCAAGTTGACAAGGAAAGCCGTTTGCATTTACTTTGCAAGGACTTTAATTGCAAGGTAAGCAATAGTCGCGCGTGGTTGACTTTGGAGGAATACGACTACGATCAAGAGCCTTTCACGCTTGCAGACTTTCGCGGGTCGGTATGTTTGGGGGCGGTTGACCTTTCGGATTGCGGAGACTTGACCGTCGCTTTGGCGGGCTTTATGAAGCCCGACAGCGAACAAAAATACGTCGTAGCGCAATTCTTTATCCCCGAAAGCAAGCTCAAAGACAAGGACAACGGGGCAAAGTATGAGGAATGGAGTAGGACGATCAACCCGCAAACGGGCGAGCCGTATGTAAAAGTAGTAAAGGGAAACAAGATCAATCAAAAGGACGTCGCCGATTGGTTTCAAAAGCTACGTGATAAATACGCGATTGAGCCTTTAATGATCGGTTTTGACCCGTGGCATTCCGACGTTTTCCTTTTGTGGTGTGATCGGAAAACGGGGTACGGCTTGCCGACGATGAAAATATACCAAAATAGCAAGCTAATGTCGTACCCGATGAAAACGGTCGAAAGAGACTTGCACGCGCGGCTTGTGAACTACGGGAATAACCCCGTGATGAAATATTGCTTCGGCAATATGAGCGCGAAGATCGTCGGGGACTTGATTATGCCCGAAAAGATCGACGGGCAATATAGCAGAAAGATTGACGGCGTGGTGGCATTGATAATTCTATACGCAACGCTTGAAAAGAACGAGACGAACTTTAACGAGTACGTGAGGAGGTAGCCGATGGGGTGGCTTGACAAAGTATTCAGCAAGGCGAAACGCCCGAAGAATGCAAATATGAATCTAAACGTATCTATGAAAGGGTACGAGCCGACCTTTTCCGCGTTTGGCGATTTGACTTTGCAGAGCGATATTATATATTCGGCTATGCAGATGAAAGCGCGGTTCTTCGGCAAACTTGATCCGAAGCATATCCGAATAAGAGACGGTAAGATCGAACTTGTAACGGATAGTTCCGTTGCGCGTTTATTGCGAAGACCGAATGATTATTCGACCACGTATGACTTTTTGACGCAAGCGTACTTTATGCGCGAAAAGGACAATAACTGTTTTATCTATCCCGACTATTATATTTCGAACGCAGGGCAAAAGATATATACGGGATTATACGTTTTGCTCCCCTCAATCGCTCCGATCATTGAAGAAGACGAAAGCGGAAAGTTATATATTCGGTTTTTGTTCATAAACCCCGATCGCGAAGTCGTTTTTCCGTATGAGGATATAGTCGTTTGGAAGAAGAATATCGAGGATCGTCAATTTTTGGGCGGCGGAAGATATTCGAGAATGAGCGACAGCGATTTGCTAAACTCATTAAGCGCATATCATACTTCGAAAGAGGCGGTCGCCGAGGCGGCAAAACTTGGTTGCTATATTGACGGTATCTTAAAGGTCAACGCGTACGCGGCGGATAACGAAAAAACAAAGAACGTTCGCGACGAGTTTATTGCCGACTTGCGAAAAAATAAAAGCGGTATCGGAGTGCTTGATCAAGGAACGGACTATATAAACATACAACGCAACTTAAAAATGGTTGACGCGGCGACCCTTGCGGAGATCAAAAATAACGTTCTATTGCATACGGGCGTTACTATGGATATGTTGCAAGGCAAGTTCACCGAGGAAGACAAAGAAGCGTTCTATGAGAATTGGATCGAACCCGCCGCGCTTTCTTTGGGGCAAGCACTTGAAAAAGTGTTTTTTTCGGAGTGGCAAACGTCATACGGTGATCGGATCGAAATGTACCCGAAAAAAATACGCTTAATGAGTACGTCAGAGATCACGAAAGTAGTACAAGCAACGATCAACGCGGGCGTGTTTACGTTGGACGAATACCGCGAAATGTACGGTTACGCGCCTTTGCCGAATGACGAAGGAAAGCAACGCCCGAGAGGTTTTAATAACCTTGACGGCGGAACGAATATAAATATCAAGGAGGGAGACAATGAGCCGAAAGAATAAAGGACTTGAAAAGGAAATACGCCTTAATTGCGAAAACGTTGCAGTTCGCGCGGAGGGCGAAAACGAAAGCGAAAAAATGATCGTCGAGGGCTATCCGATTGTTTTTGACAAAGAGGCATATATCGAGGGTTGGGACGGCGGCTTTTATGAGAAAGTGGATCGCAACGCTTTTGATAATGCGGATATGAGCGACGTTGCCCTCAAATACAATCATAACGATAACGTCTTTATTATGGCGAGGACGAGAAACGGATCGTTGACACTTACGCCCGATGAAAAGGGAGTATTTATGCACGCCGAATTGATCGACACCGACACGAACAAAGACGTTTACAAAATGGTAAAGAGCGGACTTTTGACCGAGGGAAGTTTTGCGTTTACCGTTTCCGACGATCACGAAGAAGTCAAAGACGGAGAGATACACCGCACAATCACGGGGGTCGGAAAATTGTTTGACGTGGCAATTTGCCCGAATGGGGCTTATGGCGATTTAACCGAGATTTACGCCCGCAGTTACGAAGCGTTGGAGAGCGTGAAGCGTAACAAGGCGGAGGCTTTGCGTCGGGTTGCAATATTGAGGTTGAAAAATAAAAACAAAATGTTGATAGGAGGAAAAAAACAATGAAAGTCAAGGAATATCTTGAACAGCGCGCGGGGAAGTGCAAGTCTCGTCTTGACGAGATTGACAAGGAAAAGGACGAGATCGCCAAGAAGAACGAAGCGTCCGAAGACGAAAAGGAACTTAAAGACCTCGGCGATACTTTGGCAGAGCTTGAAGCAGAAAAGGCGGAGCTTGTGGCGGAGTTGAAAGAGATCGAGGCGCAGATCGCGGACTTGGACAAGCCCGCAGAGGGACAGGGCGACGGTAAGCCCGAAAGGAAAAAGTTTTTGCAGTTCGAAGAAAGAGGAGGTAATAACAAAATGAACGCAGAGGAAAGAAAGAAGTTTGCGGAAGAGTTCCGCAAAAACAACAAAATGACGATCGGTCTTGCGGCGGAGAAAAACGAACTCCGTGCCGTCACCATTGCGAGCGGTCAGATCGCTATTCCGACCGAAGTACACGGGATCGAGAACCCCGCCGAAGTTCCGTATTCCACGATTTTGGATTTCGTCAAGGTCGAGGATATGACGGGCGCGGGCTATAACAAGGTCGCGCTTGTGAAAGAGTGGTCGGACGCGAACGAAACGAACGAGGGCGCAACTATCACCGAAGACGATCCGACTTTCACCAACGTTACCATTCAGCCCGAGAAAGGCTTTAAGACGATTTCGACCATTTCGAATGAGACCTTAAAGACATCTCCGTTGAATTATTACGGCAAGGTCGAAGAGAGCGCGATGATTGCGCTCCGCAAAAAGATCGCAAGCAAGATCGTCACCAATGCGGTCGGCGCGGAAGACGACGACGGCAACGCCGTGAACGCGTCCTATAATCTCGATATGCTCAACGAAAACACTTTGAGAAACATCGTGTTGCAGTTCGGCGGCGACGAGGGCATTTTCGGCGCGGCGACCTTGGTTCTCAATAAGAAAGACCTTATCGCCCTTGGCGACATCGTGAGCGACGTCACCCTGCAAAACGTTTACGAGATTGAGCCGAACGCCGCGAACCCGAATATCGGCGTTATCCGCAAGGGCGGAACTTCGGCGCGTTATATTCTTACCAACGCTTTGCCCGCGTTCAGCGACGACAGCACCGAAGAGGGTACGACCTGTATGCTTTACGGCGATATGAAGAGTATCGAGGTCGATCTTTTCGGCGCGTATGACATTCGCGTTTCCGAGGACGCAAAGTTCGAGGAAGATTTGCTCGCTATCCGTGGTACGGCGCAGGTCGGTATCGGCGTTACCCGTTTGCACGGCTTGATCGAGGTCAAAAAGGTCACGGCTTAATCGTTGGTCTATCTAACGTAAGCAAGCCCCGTCCGATTACTTGCTCCTTGCGGGCGGGGCTATAAACAAAAATGAGGTGATACAATGGCAAACGAAGTTATAAAGACAATGACAAACCTCGCGGATAGCGGGCAAGACGATTTCGTCCAAGATTGGGCGGAAATGGCGAAAACGACCTTGTACGAGCAAGGCGTTTCAAACGCTTTTCTCGCGTCCGATAGCGCGCAATATATCATCGCAAAGGTTGTCACCGATCTCATCGAGGACGGCGATTTGTCAAAGACCACGCAACAGTTGATTGCGACTTTGCGCGTCAATCACCCTCATTCCGAGGACACCACGGAGGGCGGCGGCAATGTATAGACCCGCACCGATACGGGAGTTTGTAACGCCCGCAATATATAAAAGTATGGAAGTTGCAACGGTCAACGGACGACAGCAAAAGCAGATCGTCAAGACGTTCTCCGTCCGTGGTAAGTTCAAGCAAACGGGCACAAGTGAACTAAACGCAAACGGTCTCGTGGTAGTCAGCTATAAAACCGAGTTTATAACTTGGTGGAAAGACGATTTTAAGGCGGGCGATCATATCACGATAAACGGCATTGAGTTTCAAGTGTACGGCAACCCCGAAAACGTTGAAATGCGCGGGAGATATGCGGTCTTGACGCTCAAAAAGTTGGAGGGCGGCGCGTAATGGCACGTAACAAGTTTGGACTTGATTTTGACGGTTTCCTTGATCTCGCTCGTCGGGTTGATGAGTTGGGCGGCGACGCCTTGAAAAGAGCGACCGAAAACGCGCTCGAAAAGTCCGCAGATTACGCAAACGGTCAAGTGATCGAGGCAATGGATAACTCGCCGTATTCGTTCAAGAAAGGACAAAACTATTCAAGAGGGACGTCGAAAGCGTCCGCCGAAGAGGTAGCAAAAACGCCTCTTGAATGGGAGGGGACGATTGCGAAAGAATACGTCGGCGTTAGTTGGAAAGTTGCGCCGCAAGTGACCTATTTATCGAGCGGAACGCCGCACCTAAAAGCAGATACGCGGCTAAAAAACGCCGTAAGGGTGAAAGGAAAAGTCCGCAAGGAAGTATCGCGCATTCAGCAAGAGGAGTTTCAAAAGGTGATCGCGGAGGGTATGAAATGATCTTGATTTACGAAGATTTAGAGGAGTTGAATATTCCCGTTTTCGCCGAGGGCGACGCGCCCGCAGACTTGCCCGACGAATACTATACATACAGCGAAGACTATACGAGCGATCATTTGAGCGCGGACAACGCGCCGAAAGAATACTTGTACGAGTTCACCTTGACGTATTACACAAAAGACGCAGAAACGCTTTACAGCGGGTTACTATCCGCATTAAACCTTTTAAGGGGCAAAGGATATATTGTAAGCGGCGTCGGTTATCACTACCAAGCATACCGCGACACTTGGTTTGCGCGGCGTGCGGACATAAAAAAAATCGAATATTTATAATT